TGCAAGACGATGGCACTATGTTGTGTGATGATGTGTTGTCGTATGAAAGCTACAAAGAAAAGTGCAGGGCTATGGGTGAGAATATAGCCAGTGCAAACTACCAGCAAATACCTATCGACTTAAAAGGTTGCCTATATTCAAATCTTAAAACGTATGAACATATTCCGACTGGTGCCGATGGTAGTCCTTTATTTACTCAAATAAAAAACTATACCGATACTGCTGATACTGGCGAAGACTGGTTAGCAAGTATTACTTACGGAATATATGACAAAGAGGCTTATATACTCGACGTAGTATTCTCCAAAGCTAGTATGGAATATACTGAGCCTGCCGTAGCAGAAATGCTATATCGTAACCGTGTTAACATTGCAGATTTTGAAAGCAATAACGGTGGTCGTGGCTTTGCTCGACAGGTTACAAGGATATTAAAGGAAGAATACAACAGCAATTATACAAAGGTTGTATCGTTCCACCAATCTAAGAATAAAGAGGCTCGCATATTATCCAATGCGACATGGGTTATGGATCATATTTACTTTCCTAAAAACTGGGCCGATAAATGGCCTGAATTTTACAAAGCCATTACACGTTATCAACGTGAGGGCAAGAACGAACACGACGATGCTCCGGATGCATTAACTGGTATTGCTGAGAAATTGACGGCACCAGATTACAAGGCAACAAGAATTAATATTTATTAGGAGGCTTATTACATGGCTATATTAACCAATGCTCGTGATGGCGAATATGAGTTGCTGCATGACGCTTATTATGGTACAGGTATGTTCGCAGCTGGTGGTGCATTACAAAAGCACCCTAGAGAAAGTCCGGCGAATTATACTTTTAGACAACAATTATCTTATTATCTAAATCACACCGCACCTATTATCAATGCGTGTGTAGATCCGATATTCAAAGATACCATTTCTCGTAATTACAATGAAAGTGAATTGTTCGAAAAGTTCCTTAATGATGTAGACCGATTAGGCACTACGTTGCAAGAATTTATGCGTTATAACTCTACGCAAGCCAAAATGTATGGTGTTATGTATGTATTGGTCGATAATGTATCTGAGATAGGGGAAACAGTAGCCGACCAAGTGGACAATAGGCAACTGCCTTATTTAGTCGCTATTGAGCCAAAATGCGTATATAGTTGGCGTACAAATGATATTGGCGAACTTGATTTCTTTGCATATAGAACAACAGTTTTTGACGATGAGGGAAAAACCAAAACCCAGTATCATGAATGGACACGAACATCTTGGACTTTGAAGAACGATGAGCAAAAAGTTGTTGCTACTGGTGAGCATAATCTTGGCAAGGTTCCTGTCGTTCAATGGTTTGGTCGTTCATCTCGTAAGATTGATATTCTACCTCCTCCGGAGTACTTGGCTATCGCTAAGACAAATCATCAAGTATATCATTTATGCTCGCTATTAACTCAAATACTTAATATGCAGACTTTTAGTACATTGACATTACCTGACAATGGGCAAGGGGCTGACGATATTACAATAGGTACAAATAATGTATTGTTGTATCCGGCAGAAAGTAGTCATGCACCAGCTTATATTGCACCAGATAGAGGGCCGGCAGAGATTATCATGAGCGTTATTAAAATGCTTGTCGATGATATGTATCGCCTATCCGGTGTTAATTCTGTTATAGGTGTAAAAGAGGCCAAAAGCGGTGTGGCTAAGCAATGGGACTTTGAACGTACCAACCAACGCTTGGCAGATTTCTCCGTACAATGTGAAAGTGCGGAAAAGGACATTATTGAATTGTTTGAGCTATGGACGAATATGAATGTCGATTATAAATGCGACTATCCTCGTGAATTCAAAATTAATGATATTACAGATAGCCTTGCACAATCTCAGGCCGTGTTAGATCTTGGCCTAGGCAGCAACACTCTTAAAGTTGAAACAGGTAAAAAGGTATTGGACAGTTACATGCCTAACATTGAGCCTGAAACGTTCGATGAAATTGTTGCCGAAATTGAAGAAAGCGTTCAAAGGCAAGAGCAAGACGAAACATATCATAATAACAATGATGATGAAGTAGAGGGCGGTGCAGAAGATGAGGACGCAAACGGAGATAAACAAGGCAATAGATAGTTTTGAGCAAGAAGTCAAAGCACAATTAGCACTAGGGCTTAAACCTAATGAGGCCGTTAGAAATGCTTATGCGAAATATCCTGTTATGGATATGATGAAAGCTACGTTGCAAGCAGAATTAGTTAATACTTTTATGGCAGGGTATGGCGATAATGTTCCATACTCCGCTAAAAGTATTTCACAGGCCATGTCTGAAAGTTGGGCCAGTGATGATCTTACACTCTCTAAACGTTTATATAGACGGTCAAGCACTATACGTAATGAAGTGGCTGACACTATAAAACAAGCGTTAAAGACAAATAAAACTGTAAAAGGGTTGGCAAAGTCAATCTTCGACGGCTATGGTAAGGGTGGTATTATTCCAGAGGCTAGCATACCGAAGTTCCTACGTAAGCTAGCCGATATAAATATAAGTGGTGAGGCTACTCCGGAGGCTAAACGTAAGCAACGTGAGTTATTACGTAGCGTTAAAGGGAAAATAGCAAGGCTCGATACTCCTTACGTTAGGGCTGCATATAATGAAGTAGCTATGGCCGTTGAAGATGGCAACGAAGTTAGACTACAAAAAGCTATCTATACAGCTACACAAGAAAAAGCACGTTATCATGCTGAGCGTATAGCACGAACAGAAAATGCAAGGGCTTACGCTGACGGCCAAATGAGCAGATATTTAGACGATGAGGACGTGGTCGCTTTTCAATGGAGGTTATCCGCTAATCATCCAAGATATGATATATGCGACTTTTATGCGAATGCTGATTTATATGGACTTGGCAAAGGGGTTTATCCCAAAGATAAATTCCCAACGCTGCCAGCTCATCCGCATTGCATGTGTCACATTAAGCCAATGACTGAGCTTGATATTGATGTTAATAAAAGACATAATAACCTAGAACAGTCAGGGCTAGAATATATCAAATCTTTATCTAAGAAACATCAAGAAGTATTACTCGGCGTAAATGGTCGAAATACTGTATTGAGTGGCAAAGGAAATTGGCAAAACTTTGTTAGAGGTTGGACGTCTAACACTTTCAATGCAAGGGCTCCTGTTATGTCGCAAGAAATGCCTAAAAACACTGTTAAACTACACCCTCCAAAGGGCGATAATATAAATTATGACTATATTATTGACACAAAAGTTATAAACAATAAGGCGTATCGTGATAAATATAACGAATTAGGCTATTCAAAGAATATAACTAGACTAATACATTCAGAATGTATAGCATGCTTAAATGCTGCAAACGGTTATAATCGAGAACGTGGCATAATGATTGATCTAGCAACTAAAAAAGTTGGTAAAGAAAATATAGGAAAAATAGGCTCTAACAATGTAGGCGTTTATTATCCTAACAATGATAAAACGCCTACAAATCGATATGTAGTAATACACAATCACCCTAAAAATATTACTTTTTCTGTTACTGACATAAAAAACTATTTAACAAATAAATGTGTACATAGTGCCGTATTGGTGGACAGTTTAGGGAATGTATATCAAATCAAAAATATTAACAGAAATGTTAACGTTCAAGAGGTTGTAAAGTATACAGATACTATGTATAATAAACTCAAGAAATATAACACTACAGCAAAAGCAATGGCTGAGGTTATTAAATTTTTAGTTAAAGAGGGGGTGCTCGAATATGAAGAAAAATAAAGTTCCGATGATGATTATTGATGATAGTCAATATAAAGATGAACCGATTAATAGAATTCCAGATACTTCAATGGAGATAAGCGAAGAATTACAAGCTGAGTTAGACGAAATTAGAAAACAATATAAATTTTAAGCACATACATAATTGTATGTGCTTTTTGTTTACGCCCTTTCATGTGTGATGATTGGGCGTATTTTTATTGGTGTAATTAGGCGGAGGCCTATTACATATATTTTTCTCATGTTATATACGGAGGTTACAACATGAACATCGCAGAAGTTTATCAAGCACTCGAACAGTTGGAGAACGGTCAAGATCTTATCACCGCTATTAAGGGGGAGACGTCTCGTCTTAATAATGAGGCTAAGACAACACGTGAGAAACTACAACAACAAATCACGGAATTAACCGGTGAACGTGATACGTTAACCAATCGTGTTACCGAATTGGAGCAGTCGGCAGGGGCCAATACTGGTTCTAATTCTCCAGAGTACAAACAGCTCGAAAAGCAATTAAAAGCCATGAGCGAAAAGTTCGAACTTGCAGAAACTAAGGCAAAAGAGGCTGAGACAAAGCGTATTCAATCTGAGATTATGGCACAGACACTTGATGCCTTTACTAAGGCAAATGCGGTAGATCCGCAAGAGTTTGCAAGATTGGTTGCCAATGACATCAAAGTACAAGACGATGGCTCTTATGGTTATCAGAAAGAGGACGGCACAGTCGGAACTATCCAAGACCGTACTAATGAATGGCTACAAGGCAAAGCATGGGCAGTAAAGTCTACTGGCAATACTGGCAGTGGACAAGGTGGCACAGGTAGCAGTGGCGATACCATCTTGAATGAATTAGCAGCAGCCGTAGGTGTAAAACTTTAATTATTTAATTATGGAGGTCATTAACAATGGCGATTAACACACTTCAATATTCTCAACAGTTCCAAACTGTACTTGACGCTCAAATGTTGGCAAGTGCAACTTCCGCATTTATGGAGGCTAATGCAGGCCAAGTAAAATATGACGGTGGTGATACTGTACATATTCCTGAAATTTCTATGCAAGGTCTTGCAAAGTATGACCGTGATGAGGGCTTCAATCAAGGTTCCGTTACTTTGAAATTTAACCCTTACAAAATGACTCAAGACCGTGGTCGTACATTCCAACTCGACTCTATGGACGTTAACGAAACTAACTTCGTTGCAACTGCCGGTACTGTAATGGGCGAATTCCAACGTACACAAGTTATTCCGGAAATTGACTCCTATCGTTATTCTAAAATTGCTGCGTTAGCAACTGCAGAAAGCAAGGTTACAACTGGCTTTACTCCTGCCGTTGCCACTATCTTGGAAAAGTTAGAAGCAGAAATTACAGACATTCAAGACGTAGTAGGCGAAGACGAGGGCTTAATTATTGTTATGTCCACTAAATTGCGTACTATCTTGAATAATGCAGATAAATTCAATCGTTATTTGAATGTTGCAGAATTCAAAAACGGCTCCGTAAATACTACTGTTAAATCTTTCAATGACATTCCTATCCTTGGTGTTCCATCTGCACGCATGAAAACTGCTTACGTATTCAATGACGGTAAAACTGCAAACCAACAAGCAGGTGGTTTTAAAGCTGATACAGCTGCAAAAGATATTAACTGGATCATTATGCCACAACGTGCACCTATCGCTGTATCTAAAACAGACAAAGTACGTGTATTCACTCCTGACATTAACCAAAAGGCAGATGCATGGAAAATCGATTATCGAAAATACCATGATCTTTGGATTCCTAAAAACCGCTTTGCCGCAATTCGTGTTAATACTGGTGCATAATTAAGGGGTGTTTTAAATGACAAGACTTGTACGTTTTAATGAAGTTCAATACGTAGAAACTGAATACGATATTGAACGTTTAAAGTCCGAGGGCTTTGCAGTTGAAGAGGTAGACGATACTGAAACAACTGAGGACGAAGAAGAAAAGCCAAAACGTGGTGGCCGTAAGAAAGCCGAGGCATAATCATGTTACCTGCTGAGGTGTTCGAACGACGGTTGAGACAGGCCGTTAAATCGAGCACCTTTATGGTGCAAGATGAGGCACAAGCAAGACATAACTTTATATCTAGGACATCTCAATTAGAACGTGCTATTGATACACGGTTCGACTTTGATAATGGCAATAATGTTGGGGTTGTATATCTTGATGATAAGGCTGCACCTTACGGTGTGTTTGTCCACGAGGGTACACGACCTCATATTATTCGTCCTAAGACAAAAAGCGTTTTGCGATGGGCACCTATGGCCGGTAATGGTTTTATATTTTCGAAAGTGGTTCACCATCCAGGCACTAAATCTGATCCATTCTTATATGACGCCATTAATCGTAAGCGTGGCGATGTATATGCTACATTTGCAAAGGCTACGAATATGGCACTTGATGATATAAGTAACAGTGATTGGCTTGGAAAGGCAGACCATGAAATTAGAATTCGATTATAGGGGGCTCAATGTTATACGACTACACGGAAATGCAGTTCACCGATGAGCTATTAGGCAAAGAGGTACTGCCACAACATGTCGAACGTGCTGAGCAAGGTTTATACGCATTCGCTAAGCGGTTAGGGGTTCCACAGAATGATGTTATTAGGGGTTATCTAGCAGATGAGCTTGTACAACTATATACATATCGTTTTGTATGCTTTGACAAGGCTTATGCGTTGCCAGGTGCTTATACTAGGGACGGTTCGACAGATGATTTCTACAGTAAGAAATTATTATATCTTGATGAACGCATTAAGATTTTAGAAAAGCAGATAACTCCGGAAGATTTGACAGGCGATGCGAAAAGGTATGCTCGTTATCGTACCGTTGAAATATACAGGGGGTAATATGTGGCTAGAACTAATGCAACATATTAAATCTACTATCGAGAATAGCGGTGCTGCATTTAATGTCATGCTAGGTGCTATGCGACCACAGGCAGCAAAGATTGACGAGAATGGTGTTATTATGGTTATTCGTGGGGAAACTACGAGGGGAGATAACTCCGTTCAATCTGAATTGCAACAAGAACTATATATCGAGGTTTGGGGACGCAATGACAACCCTGACTTGGAAGTCGGATACGAAGTTATTGCTAATTTCGAGGATAAGTTCGAGGCAATCATTAATGATCTACGCAAACGATGTGGTGAATTAGACGAAGAGGCATGCATATTGCAGTCTAATGGCTATCAGATTATAGATTTAGTATGCACAAATAAAACTGGCGACCATGATAGTGTACGGCCTTTAATAGGTACTCAATATCGATTTATGGTTCGCCTTATTGATTTAAAAGAAGAAACTAACGGAGGTATATTCTAATGCCAGCTCAACCAGCTACAACACCAAAAAAATTATATAAACCGGCACAAGCCGCAATGCCTACTGCCGGCAAGAATTATCTTATCTATTTGAATGTAGGCACCGACGAAACAACAGGTGCAGAATGGCTTTTATTGGGCGGTCAACGTTCCGGTGATGTATCTCGTAAAGCAGATAGCATCGATGCATCTCATAAAGGTTCCGGCGGTTGGAAGTCTACAATCGCAGGCCTTAAAGAATGGTCCATTGACTTGGAAACATTGCTCATGCCTAACGAAGAAAGTTTGACATTGCTTGAAAAAGCGTTTTTGGAGGGCGAATACGTCCACCTTAAATTTGAATATCCTGACAAATCTTATATGACAGGTATTGCATCCGTTACAGAGTTGTCCTTGAACACTCCACATGATGATGTGGCTACATATAAAGGCAGCTTGAACGGTGTAGGTCCGTTGTCTGAATTGAAAAAAGCCTAATTATTTAAGGAGTGTGCAAAATGAAAAAAATTAATTGTGATCTTTTCGCTATGGGCGAAACTATCTTTTTCAACATTGGTCGTATTGCCGAATTGGAACAGCTATGGGGTGAACCTATTTTTAAAGCCGTGCAAAGTGGCACAATGACATTTAATCAGCTTATTACTGCGTTTGTTGTAGGTATGAAACAACACGGCAAAAAGCGTGATTACATATATTACCAAGATAAACTTCAAGAACTCTTTGACGAGGGTACAGTCCAATATAGTGATCTTGTGCAGTTAATTGTGCAAGCACTTATTGGTAGTGGTGTATTTGGTAAGGCTGCATACTATGCATTATTCCCAGAAGAGGCTGACGAGCAAGCACACTCCGAAGTTGAGGCTGAGGCAGACACAAAAAACTAGAGGGGGGCTATACAGCCCCCTCTTTTAGTATTTGGATAACTAAGGCAGAGCGTATGGCGTATGGTCCACTTAACTTAAAGCCGTGGGAATTTATGAATTTGAGTCCTATGGAGTATTACAAACTTGCCGAGGGCTATGAATTAAGAACGGAAATAGAGGACCGCAGACAGGCGTATTTTGCGTGTCTAATGACAAATGTACATATCGCTGGCAACAGAAAACTACGTGTCGAAGACATTATGAAACAATTACATCCTATGTCTGCTGCCAAACGTAAAACCGAAGAAAAGTTATTCATGGAAGAATTCAGACAGGCAGGAGGTGAGATATAGAACTATGGCCGATACCCAAATAAATGTCAAAATTGTTGGCTCGTCCAATAGTGCCGAACAGGCACTCGACCGTGTGGCAAAGAAAGCTGAACAGTCGCTAGGTAAAAGCATCGAGGCTAGCCTTGATAATGTTAAGGCCAAGGCTCAAAAGGTCTTTGGGGTTGAAATTCCAGGGTTAATGAATGCAGCCAAAAGTGGTGCTGCATTTGCAGGTGCTGCGATTGGTATTGAGGCAGCCGGCAGAGCGTTAAAAGACATGGCCGTAAGTGCGATTAAAACCACCGACCAACTAACACAGCTACGTGCTCGTATTAACCTTATCAATGACGGTACACAAAGTACTGCCGAAATTATGGATAAGGTATATCAAGCCGCTAACCGTTCTCGTGGTAGTTACCTCGATATGGCTGATAGTGTTGCGAAGTTGAATATGCTTGCAAAGGACGCTTTTAATTCTAATGATGAGGCTATCTATTTCGTAGAACAGTTAAATAAGCAATTTAAGATTGCCGGTGCTAGTGTTGAAGAAACTTCATCCGCTATGTACCAATTAACACAAGCTATGGCAGCCGGTAAGCTACAAGGCGACGAATTCCATTCCATTATGGAAAATGCTCCTATGTTAGCACAAGCGATTGCAAGTGAAATGGGCTTGACTGTAGGCCAATTAAAGGAAATGAGCTCGCAAGGTTTAATTACTGCGGACATTATTAAGAATGCATTATTTAATAGTGCGGAAGAAACAAATGCTAAGTTCGCTGAAATTCCTTTGACATTCCAAGATATTGGTACGCAATTACAGAATAATCTTATTACCGCATTTCAACCAGTAATGGAGCAAATCGGCTCCATGGCAAGTTCTGATCTATTGGCAGGTGTACTCAACGAACTGGCTTTCTCGTTCAAAGTAGTGGCTGCGGCTGCACAAGTTGCAATAGCTACTATCAAAGCTGCATTTGCAGGGTTAAGCGTTACTATTGGTGTGATTAAGAACGTTGTAACAAGTTTTGTTGGAGTATTTACAACATCTATGCCAGCCGTTAGGGCTGCGGTAGTAGGTGTTACAACTGCTTTTATTGCCTATAAAGCCACATTATTATTATGTGGTGCACAAACAGCTGCACTTACTGTAAAAGTTATTGCGTTAAAGGCTGCGGAATTAGCATCTGCAACAGCGACTAAGGCTCATGCAGCAGCTATGGCAGTTTTACGTGCTGCAATGGCGGCAGGTGCTACGGCATCCGCTTTACTTGCTGCGGCATTGGCTACAGTAAGAGGCATATATATTGGTGTTCGTAGTGGTGCATTGGCTGCGGCTGCAGCTCAAAAAGTGCTTAATCTCGTAATGAGGGCGAACCCAGTTGGCTTATTGATTTCAGTACTTGTAACATTAGTTACTGTATTCGCAACTGCGGCTGCAGCTGGCAATGGTTTTGGTAATACACTAAGCTCAGTATTCTCGACTATCGTTCATACTGCAGTTTGGGGTGTTAATAAGATTATTGAGGCCCTTAACTGGTTAATCGCTAAACTTAATAGCGTAGGTGATAAAGTAGCCAAATTCTTTGGGGGCACGTTTACTGCAATTCAACAAGTAGACACTATTTCTGCTGATACTGCACAAGATATTGTTAACACTGCCGGAGACATTATGGGTCAAATAACATCAGGCTTATCTGGTGGCGGTGGTGGAGACATCGACACAGGTGGTTTTGGTGGTGGCGGTGGAGGTGGCGACACTTCTGGCGGTGGCTCCGGTGGCAAAGGCGGTGGAGGTGGTAAAGGTGGCAAGGGTGAAGATCTAGCAAAAGAGGCTAAGCAAATTCACGAAAAAATCTTGCAATCTTTCCTCGAAATGCAAGGCAACCAAGTTGAGCTAGTCGAACTTCAATATCAAAAAGAACGAGACGAGCTTGAAAAATCTAAGGCGGCCAATGCTAACTATCAAGAAGACTTGGAAAGACTTAACGAAGTCTATGCAGATAAGCGTATCAAGGCTAAGCAAGAAGAAATGGCAAAACTACGTGCCATTGAAACTGGCATTCGTGATATGCAGAAGAATTTTGCATTTAGTACTGCCGACAAAGACAGTACTGGCTCCGTATCACCGGCAATGCAGTTGGCAAAAGATTATATCGACCACATTGATGAAATTCAGGACCGCTACGCAGAAATGTCCGACAACTTCATTAAAATGGACGCTATGCAACAGCAAAAATATATTGATACTCTAAAACAACGTGGCATTGAGTTCGAATTGAGTGGTGAGGGTCAAATCTCATTTGAAAAATTAAAGAACGAAGAAATGTTAGCGTTACAAGATGAGTTTAATAAAAAGGCTTTGCAACAACATACCGATTTAGTTAACGAAAAGTATGCTATTGATGAGGCTATGCGTACTCAAAACTTCGAGGCACTTCAAGCTGCATTGACAGATGAGTACATCGCCGAGCAACAAAACTACGAACTAAAAAAAGCACTACTTGAAGAATACAAACAAGCAGTAATGGACGCACATTGGAATGGGCAACAAGTTCTGTTCGATGCTGCAAATGCAGGCTTGGATAGTTTACAAGGATCTATCTCAGGTCTTATTCAAGGTACAACAACTCTTATGCAAACGTTCCAAAATCTTGGCAAAGCTATCCTCAAAACTATTGCTGATAGTGTAGCTCAATGGATAGCGGCTCAAATCAAACAAGCCGTGTTCGGTAAAATGATGGCAGCACAACAGGCTGCAACTGGTACTGCTGCAGCTAACGCTCAATATCCGGCATGGGCTGCATTGGCTCAACAAGTTAGTATGGCGACCTTTGGTGCTAGTGCTATCGCCGGCAATGCTGCATGGTCTGCTAATACTGCGGCCGGTAGTGCATTGTCCCTTGCTAATAGTGCAACGAGCTTTGCATCTATAGGTGGTGGCCGGTTAGAATTGCCTAAAATGGCAAATGGCGGTGTTGCTTATGGCTCAACTTATGCTGAGATTGGCGAGGGCAAGTACAAAGAGGCCGTATTACCTTTAAGTGAAAGCACATACGACGAAATGGGTGCAGGCATAGCACGTGCCGGTGGCGGTGCTACTGGTGGCATTACGTTCAACGTATCCGCTATGGACGCTCATTCGTTTGGCGATTGGTTAGAGAATTCGGCAGGTCGTTCCTTACGTCAGTTTTTAGTTAATCAAAACAGAGAATTTGTGGCTACGGAGGGTACATGGTAATGGCTGATTTATTAAAATTCCCAGATATTAGAACCCTTGCGTGGAAGTCTACAAAGGCTCAGAAATGGGACACTAAGATTAAACGTACAGGTAGTGGCCGAGTACGAACTATGACTACTTGGCAATATCCTCAATACACTATTACAACAGAATTCGCAATTTTAAGCCCAGAAGAACATAAGCGTCTTATGGGCTTTTATGCATCTGTAAAGGGTGGAACGGTTCCATTCTTATGGTTGGATCCAGAGGACTATCAAGAAAAGGGTATTCGTTTAGGTACTGGGGCTCAGAATGAATGGCAAGCAGTTCGCTTGTATGGTGATTTCAGAGAACCGGTAGCACATATCGAAAACCTCAAATTATATGCTAATGGCTCACCTGTAAGTGCGGTATCGGATAAGGGTGTTATTAGATTAGCACCAGGGGTAAGAGTGGCACCGACTGCCATTATTACTGCCGACTACACATATTATTGGAAAGTCATGTTCAGTGGCGACTACACTGACGAGGCCGTTTTTAAGGACATATTTAAGTCAAAATCGTTTAAATTGGTTACGGTGAGGTGATTATAAATGAAACAAGTTAGCGAGGCTTTAAGCGTTCATTTAAGCTCATCTCAGACATTTGTATCGTGCGACTTATATGAACTCAAACTCAAAAGTGGTATTTCTTACTACTGGGCGGACACTGACATTGATGTTAGCTATGGTGGAAACACATACAAGGGCGATGGGCCAATTATTGTACGTGAAAAGATTGCAACAAGCAGTACTGTTAGCGTTGATAAATTGAACGTTACCATAACTGCTAGTCAGTCCGACCAAATAGGTGGTGTTCCTGTCTTAACCGTTGCCCATAATGGTGGTTTAGACGGTGCGACTTTAAATTTGAGGCGTGCTTTCTTTGGTGATAATGGAAACGTTATCGAATGTATTGATCTGTTCAAGGGTATTTGTGAAGTAACACAGGGTGGTGGTTTTGCGTTGAAAATTAATGCAAAATCAGTAGTCCAAAGGCTCAATATTGAATACCCTAACAGACGATATTATCCACAATGTCCATACTCCGTATATTCCAAAGAGTGTGGCGTTGATATTACGAAGTATCGCAAGCGTGTTACTGTAACGGCGGTTACTGGTACCAATACCGTGCAGATTGACACTAGTTTTGAAAAGGGATATTACACTGCCGGTGGTATGGAATGGATAAGCGGACCGCTATCAGGACAAGCAACTCAAATTATGGATAGTGCTACGAATACAATCGTTTATATGAGTGCGACAAATACTGCACCTCATGTTGGCGATGTGGCTTATATCTATCCAGGGTGCGACAAAACACCTACAACTTGTAAGAATAAGTTCAATAATTTCAGTAGGAACAGGGCGACTCCGTATGTTCCGTTAAAGGAGACAATACGATGAAATTGACAACAGGTGAAATGATTGCCGATGCTGCAAAAAAGTGGATAGGCACACCGTATCAAAATAATACTATGGTTCATGGTGTTGGCGTCGATTGCTCCTATTTGTTGGTTGCTGCACTGGTCGATAGTGGTCTCATGAAACGTGATGCATTAGAAATAGAAAATTATTCCAACGAATGGCATTTACATCGTAGCGAAGAAAAGTACCTAAAGTACGTTCAAAAAGTAGCTGACGAGGTTCCTATTGATGATATTCGTATCGGTGATTTTCTACTATACCAATATGGTCGTTGTATTTCTCATGGTGCCGTTTATGTTGGTAATAATTTAGTCGTGCATGCGTTTGTTGATCTAGGCGTTATCTATTCATCTATTGACGATGTATTATTCTATGACGCAAAGGGCAAAAGTCGCTTACGTGCAGTTTATAGGTTTAGGAAAGGGGGCAAATAATGGGCTTTCTATTTAGTCGAGGGCATAACACTACAAATCGAGCTGATATGATAGGCGATTTTCAAATTAATACGGCATCATACGGCGAAGTGGTTCCAGAAGTACTTGGCACTACACGATTGAGTGGCAACATTATTTATTACGATGATTTCACCCCTCATGAACACAAAACCACAACACGAACTGGCAAGGGTGGTGGCTCAAAGCATACTGAAATAACCTACACATATACAGTCGCATGTGCGATTGGCTTATGTGAGGGCCCTATTCAGGGTATAGGTAAAGTATGGCGAGATAAAGAAATATACGACTATCCGAATGAAAAGATTGAACTTACTGCCTATAAAGGTGATTATGGACAAGCTCCGTGGCCTTATGTTTTATCTAAGCATCCGGAAAAGGCATTGCCTTATAGTGGCTTGGCGTATATGGCCGGTGTAGTTGATTTAGGCGAACGAGGAAGTTTACCGCAATACAACTTTGAAATAAAGGGCAAGCTCCTAGAAACTGGCGACGGTGTAGACGTTAACCCTGCCGATTATATTGTGCATGTGTTGAAGTCTATCGGTATTGACGATGTTAATATTGACGGTTTAGAACACTACAGGGAGTATTGCAAGGCGGCTGATATATTAATCAGTACACCTCCTGACAGTAAAAGTACCAAGGCTCAAACTGTGATTAATGACATCGCTGAAATTACAAATAGTTTGGTTTTTTGGTCTACAGACCGTCTAAAAATTGTACCGTTAGCAGATAAGCCAATAGGAACATGGACTCCTTACAATCAAATTCAATATAACTTGAATTCAGATGATCTTATTCCGGCTAGCGATGGACAGTTAGTTGTGTATAAGAGAAAGGACAGTTCAGAAAGTTATAACCAAGCTACAGTTGAATTCATTAATCGTGCCAATAGCTATGAAAAAGAAACGGTCGCTTTCGAGGTTGTAGCTGATGTGCAAAAAAACGGTTTAAAGCCAGCCTCCAAGAAGTCTGCACATTATCTATATACTAAGGCTAGGGCACAATACTATGCGGAGCAATTAGCCATGAAACGGCTATACGCTAAAAACCAATATACATTCCATTTAGATTGGGCGTTCTGTAGATTGGAGCCAGGCGACCTTGTTACTCTTACCGATGAATTATGTGGCTTAAATAATCAAATTGTCGTTATAACTTCTGTATCTGAGGCAGCAGACGGACAATTGGAAATAACTGCCGAGGGTAAACCTCCAGGGACATATGCTCCTGCCAAGTACAATGTACATGAAAACGAACGACCTTTTATTGATTATAACCAAGCTGCACCAAGCGTAAATGATGTTGCTATATTCCAAACCGTTGGTGATGTTGGTGGCAATCAGGTATTTGTTGGGGTTAATGCTCCGAGCGGTTGGGGTGGTTGCTCCGTATGGGTATCTGATACAGGCGAAAACTATCGTCGTATAGGATCTATCACTCAACAAGCTAGAATGGGCAGAACTAAAAATGCGTTTGATAAGTCTGCGAATGTATGTGATGTAGTACTCAATCAAGGTGTGTTGAAAACTGCAACACATATCGATGCTGAACGTGCCAATACATTGTGTTGGATAAATGGCGAGGCATTGAGCTATGAGGGCGTTGAAACTCATCCGGATAATTGGTATACATTAAAAGGTTTAGTTCGTGGACAGTATGGCACTAATGCTATTAACCACAATGCAAATGAAAGGTTTGTCAGAGTTGACGAGGCTTTATTCCGTTACCCTTATCGTAAGGAAGATATAAATAAGACGATATATCTCAAGTTCACTTCATTAAATCTGTTTGGTAGTAATGAACAAGGACTTGATGAGGTGCAAGAGTACACTTATAAAATCGTTCCTTACTATATCCCAGAAGTTAATAATTTAACGTTATTCACTAAGTATTATGAAATTGGCAACGGTGTATTGTCCTTTGATGTAGTGGCTCAATTTGATGTACCTCAAATCAATAGTTTTGACACGGTCGAATTGTGGTACCGTGAGGGCAATGCAAAATGGAAGTATGGCGGTAATGGTAACGGTCAAATCTCTATTAGTGGCTGCGAACTTGGACATACTTACGAAGTAAAGGCTATTGTTAAGGACATACATGGAAACACTTCGCAAGGTGTTACAAAGTCCATTACTGTAGCCATGAAAACGGAAGTACCTAATGCACCGCAAGGCTTTTCTATTACGTTCAGTGATAAGGCCAATTTCAACTGGCTTGAAGTTCGTAACGCTGACGTCGATTTCTACGAATTGCGTTTAGATACACGAACAGGGCAAACCGATGGCCTGATTGGTAAAAGTAACAACACCACTTATAGTGGCATGCTGCGTGAACGTAGTGGCAAAGTCTATTTATATGCACATAACCCATCAAAAGGCTATGGTGCACCGGCTGAGGTTACATATAACGTACCAATTCCACCTAAGCCTACAAATGTCAAATTAACTGGTACTATTAGCGGCATCGGAGTGGTATTTGAAAATATTCCAATCGGCTGCAAGGGTGCCAATGTCTATGTCGATAATACCGTATATTTCACATCTACTAATGCAATGAGTATTCCTATCGAGGCCGGTGTATATTCTGTTAGCGTTGCTTATGTCGATATCTTTGGTGAGGGGCCAAGAACCGATGCAACAAATGTTACAGTAAAGGCCAAAATCGATAGCAAATTGCTAGATATGGAAGAACTTGGCATATCTGATATGGACAAGGCAGTAAAGGCTTTAAAAAGTGAAGTCGGAACAGTCAAAACTAGCGTTGACGGTTTTCAAAGTAAACTCATTGACCAAGCCAATGCGTTCCAACATAGCATTAGTGATCTAAACACTAATTTAGGTACACAAATAACTCAAATCTCAAATGGCATTGAGTTAAAAGTAAGCAATACAATCAATAGCCTTGACGGAGCCACACTTGTAAGCCGTATCAATTTAAGCCCAGCCGGTACACGTATTGAGGGTAAATTATTACATGTTACCGGCGATGCATTGTTTGAAAATAACATCATTACAAAAGGTATGTTGCAAGCCGGTTCGGTTACTGCTGATAAAATGCAAGTCGATAGCTTATCATCTATCACGGCAAATATTGGTGATTTAAGAGGCGGCACCATTACTGGTACAGTTATCAAAAATGCGTCTAATACGTTTAGCGTTGACGCTGACGGTAATATTAGAGGCGTAAATATTACTGGTTCAAGAATTGACGCCAACAGCGTATATGCTAATGGTGAGCCGTTAAAGAACACTAATTTTATGAGTATTCATGTAGTTAGTGGACAAAAAGTCAACTTGCCAGCAGGATATAACTACGAGCGATGTTTATACTACCTAACCAACGTTAAAATGCGTGAAAGCTCAGCGTATAAAATTACTGGACGTTATTTTAATGATGACGATATGAACAAAGTTCATGACTTTAATAATCGCTATTCAATGTATTTCAATAACAGGCCAGGCAATGGCAAGATTGATGATTTAGAGGGCGGACACTGGTTACATGGTGAGCCGTTGCAAAATCGTGTATTCTTTCCTAATGGTGATATTCCGAATGGTGGAACTTTTTCGTACGGTAGGGGCTATCCTAGAAATAATGCAGCCTCTCAAAGTGCTAACGCAAAATGGTTCAAAGGTTGCGGTGTAACCAAAGAGGGTTATTTTTATTATTTCTATAATTCAGGTAATTTTGGCTATTATGGCGAGGCTGATTTACTCATCGTTTCATTCTGGTAAGGGGTAATATATGGATCTAGTCAAACGAGTAAATGAAACAATACATATTGGCGAAGATTGGCGAAGAGCTTACACAATCACAGATGATATTGATATAAGCCAAGCCAATGCCGTATGTAAGGTACGCAGTAAGCAAGGTAAATTACTTTGTGAGGCTGAAACAGTAATAAATAATAAGACTATATTTGTTACTATCTCAAAAAATAAAACATTAGAGATTAACAAGATATACACAAAGGCCGTATACGATGTTTTTCTTATTCAAGATGATGTCTCTCATAAGTTAATTATGGGGGACATTACTATTATTCATGATATTTCTATGCATTAAAGGGGGTTCATTATGGCAGAAACAAACGCACTTCAAGAAATTTTGGTTACATTAGGCGATAAGCCATTGAATGTAAATGTAAACATTCCAGGAATTAAAGGGGATAATGGACAAGACGGCCTCAATGGTGCTGACGGTTTAAGTGCATATGATATTGCACAATTAAATGGCTTTACAGGTAGTCAGCAAGAATGGTTGGAAAGCCTAAAAGCCGGTGCCGTTGCAGATGAGGCACGCACAATGCTATTAAATGGCAACGTGTGGTGTAAATCTGCTGCAATTAGTGATGTATTGGCTGCAGTTATTTCTAATTTAGGGAAAGCGTTCCCACGTACTGAATTTAAACAGTTGAAAGTACCTAACGTATTACAAGGTCAACGTATTATCGCTGTGGAGGGCGAGCCTCATTACTTTGTTAAAGTTGCAGGCATGGAAACTCCGTTCGAGATTGACGATAATGGAACTGGATCCATCTCTATCGAGCCATTGGGCGTTGATGATATTCCTTTGACTTATCACAACTTTATTGGCGAAAAAGTAGGCGAAACTGTAATCGCTGGTATTCATGACAATACTAGAACACCAGACGACACTTATACAGAAAATGGCGTTAAATATGAGTTGTTTGGTCGCAAGCTCGAAATTAATGTAACAAACTTCACTGGATACAATGCCATTAAAATGCTCGGTAAATGGTTAGCATCTGAAATTGACAGTATCCTAATTAAAACGAGTAGGAATGTGCAACCTGTAACAGGAAATGGCAGTTTTACAGATAAAAGCGGCAATGCGATTGGGAATATTCCTATCATAGTGGAAACTCCTCAAAAGGTTACATTCCATAATACTGATAATAACAGTACTCCGATTAAAATAGGTACGTTGCAATATGGTGTGTATGATGTTCGATTCCAATCCTCTCGAATTGAATGGTACGATAGCATGCATCGATATGTTAGTGCAGGCGATGTAGTCGACCATCTATAATCTAGTGGAAAGGAGCGACAATGCAAGAAATAACAAATTTTCTATGCGACGCATGGCGAACACTTACAGAGTCATTCGCAATCAAAGCTTTGTTGGCGGTAATAGCAGAAGTCGGCATTTATATGTTAGGTCTTAAACATGTACAAGTATTAGGCATATTCATATTGCTTGTCTTTTTAGATTTAATCACTAAATGGTCTGCCATTAGTTACCAAATGTTAATAGATTTAGGGGCTAGTCCTGACAACATTAGTGGTTCGGATAAGTATATTGCTATTCCGGCTGCATGGGGGAAAGGGCTTATATCCTCTAAGCACATGCGAAAACCATTTGTAACAAAGGTATTAACATATTGCCTAGCTACTGCCGGTGCATGGTGCTTTGATTTTATGGCAGGCAATTATGCCTTTGCCGTGAATTTAGTGTGGCTATATCTTGGCTCCGTTGAGTTCCTTTCTATATTGGAAAATATGCGAGACGGTGGCAATAGTACTATTTCAGGTCTATTGGAATTAGTACAAAGTAAGGTTGACGCATTATTAAAGAAATAACGTTTTATATGAGGGCTGCATATAGTAGCCCTCTTTTAATTTGAAAGAGGTGTATATAATGAAAATTGGTGCATATTTTGATGATTTTGAGTTCGCTTGCAGTTGCCATAGACATGAAGTCGATGAGAATGGACATAATAAACTGGACCATATCATCGACAAACGTTTGGTAGACTTATTAGACGCAATTCGTGAACGTTTAGGGGTTCCGTTATATATCAATAGTGGTTACCGTTGCCCTGAACATAATGCGGAAGTAGGGGGCGTGTCTAACTCTCAACATTTAGAGGGCACAGCCGCCGACATTACATACGATGGCATTGATGTTGATTATCTTGCACAAATTGCCGAAGAATGTGGTGCGGACGGAATTGGTTGCTATTATCACCAAGACTTCGTGCATGTTGATGTTAGGGGATATGCAGCACGTTGGAATGATCTCGACTAAATAAAGGGGGCTATGTATGTATGAGAAAATCACGAAGTACATCAATGCGTTTAAATCTCAAATTACTGTTAAGCGGTTTATTCTTATTTGTGGTTGTGTGTTGCTCCTCATTGGTGCATGCCAACTCATTGACGGCTACTTCACCGCAAGAGGAAACTATCAGCGTACCATTGACAAGTTGGAACGAACTCAAAGGGAACTTGATACAAGCAGACGCCTTAATCAAGAACTCAAACTTGTCATTGAACGAGGCTCAGAGCTTAACCGCCAAGCAAGCGATCGAATTGAACGAATTGAAGATTATCAACGAAGAACGGAGCAAGGAATTGGCCGAGCTCAAAGCTATCAACAAGAAACAGGGCGAAGAGTTGACGAAAGCATCAGAACTAACAGCCAAGCAAGCGAACTCATTGGACGCAGCTTACGCATCATCGAACGAGTTGAAAGCGGAAATAAAGAATAATAAACGAACAGAACAAAGGTTACGCCGGCAACGTGATACATGGGCAATTAGTAATGCTGCATTATTCCTTGCAGGTGTATTGCGTAGATAGACGGAGGTGATCCAATATCTCCTTACTGCATAGAGGTGGATATGCAGACAACTTTTGTTAGTTAAATATAGGGCACTTACTATAACAGTAGGTGCCCTTATTTTTTTGCAATAATTACGAACAAACGTTTGACTTAAACAAGAATAAATTATATAATATAATCAAGATAAGAAGTGATTAAGCTACAAGGAGGCTTACAAAATGACAGTACAAGAATTAAACAACATCTTAATTAAACAAAATCAACATCTAGCAGTTGAAAAGTTCAGAACTGGTTATGAATGTTTTAGCATTCACACTAACAAACTATATGCGGTGGCAAACACTGTAGATGAATTATATACAAAACTTTTGAAAGCTAACTTGATTTACTAGGAGGACAAACACCATGAAAACTAGAAAAGACGAATTACAAGATTTATTCCTAGCAGTAAAAAAACATTTATTAAATTGTGGTAGAAACTTATCAACCTCAATATTTATTGCAACAAAATTGGTTGAAGAAGTAGAAGAAAATAAAACTACAATTAAAGATATTCAGGCTATGCGAAACATTTTCTTGGAGGAGATATAAACATGAAAATGATTAAAAATCAAACAAGCGTTATTGATTTGAATAATACACTAGATAAGTATACAGAACTCCATGCCAACGGAATGATAACCTCAGACGAGCTATCCGACATTCTAGTTCGTATCATAAAACGTAAAATACAGCTTGCTAAAATAACTACATATAGAGAATTAACCACATATATTAATCATGTATATTCTCTATATATGAATGGTGAAATAACCGATACAGAATATGAAACAACAAATGTTATTATCGATGATATGATTGCAAAGGCTTTCAGATAAAGGTGATATAATGTACAAAATAACGATGCTTAATGACTACGCTCATTATTTTAAAGATTATAGGTATATAGACAGTCAGACTATAATAATATATCCACAAGGACATATTATTGATCTTGAAATGACAAAAACAGGAATTGAGGTTATATAATGACAAATAGTAGAAACTGGGGCGGTCTCCGTAAGGGGGCCGGAGCTCCTATTACTGTAGGTGCAGAAAATCGGCGTAAACAGAGGGTTATTTCCTTGAATGATAAAGAATATGAGACACTAAAAAAGATAGCCTCAGAACGGCAAATAAGCGTATCAGAATTAATTAGAATTACGTTCGCTCTTGATACGGCAAACGAAACGGCAAATAATGAAAGTGAATAATCGTATTTAATGTAAAATAATATTATATATAACTGCTTGGCCATACTTTTGATGTGAAATGTAATAGCGTATTGAAAGTGAGATAGTAATAATCGTATAATTATATAGTTATAAACAAAACAGCCTATATCCTTGATATAAAAGGGGTTAGGCTGTTTTCGTCATATATACGGCAAAAATACTATCCAAATATGCTTGCTATGTGGTTTGTTGCTTGCTTTCTCATATCGTCTGAATAGTGTATATAAGTAGTCATAACAGTATTGAGTTTGTCGCCGAGTAAACTGGCTACAGTTTGAATGTCTACACCGTTAGCAAGTAGAGTGGTCGCATAGGTATGGCGGAAAGAGTGTATCGACTTATCCGGTAAATAGCGTTGTATAACCCTGTTAAGTGGCGAACTGCGATTAGTCTTAAATGGGAATAGACGCTCATTACCTTTGCCAATATGCCATATTAATTCATCAACTAATATCTCAGGTATAGGAATTGTACGAATACTATTGCGACTTTTTGGCTGACTAAACCCATACCCAGCATTACCAAGCCATGTCCATTGCTTTGATATAGATATAGTATTATTGACTAAATCTATATCGTCCCATGTAAGTGCTAAAATTTCACCATATCTTGCCCCTGTATAACGTGCTATGCTGCATAGGAGGTAATACATAGGGTGCTTACGTTTAATAGCATACAGAAGCAAATTCATGTCATTTTGGCTAATTGTTGACGGTGAGTTATTAGCCTTTGACTTGAAACGTCGAATTGCTGCACAAGGGCTATGGCTAATTATCCGATATGGGGTTATAGCATAATTAAATATGGACTTTAAAAGTACCAAGCATAGGTTTTTACTTGCTGATGATCTAGGCAGCTCATTTAGTAATTGCATTATATCTTGATGAGTTATATCGCTTATAGGCTTATTCAAGAGCGATTGGCAATAGCTATTTATAATGGTGCTATATGTTCTGCGTGTGTTTTCTGTTATATTGGCTTTCTCGTTGATGTATATATTATAAAAGTGTAAGAATGTTATATCGCTTTTACTACTATCAATGGTTATGATTGTACTTTTTAATTTATCTACTATTTTAAGTCCGTACATTTTGGCATCTCGTTTTGTGTCAAAGCCTTGTTTTGACTTTTGACGCCATTTTCTGCCGTCTTTAAAAGATACGATAACTTGAAAACCTTTATTCTTTCTACGTATTGTCATATTGTATTGCATAGTATCTCCGTTCATATGTTCGAAATAATAGTTATAAATTAAGCACCCATAAAAGGGTGCTTTTTGTTATATATGGCGAATATGTTCTATAAAATTAATATGATCTTGCTTATCGTGGTCGCAATTAATGATATGCGATAATTCATGTTTATAAGTTGCTCGTTGCTGGTCGTATGAGTGGTTAGCGTTTAGAACAATAGTATAGCTATCGTCCTCATTCTTTCTAACGAACCCACCGCAAGCAGCAGGCAGCTTATCACTAAATATTGTATTAATCAAAATAACTCTCCCTAGTCTTTTTGTAATAACGATTTAGTTATATTTATTATTGCTTGCATTTCCTCTTTTGATAAATTACGTTTTGCATTAAGTAATAGCCTTAACTCAGGGTCATTTTTAATCTCCTCAGCTAATGCTGCAACTTCAGGATCTGTATAATAACCATCTTGCGTATGTACTGTACCAGTTAAAAGGTAGTCAATAGATACGTTAAATAACTTTGCGATATCTGTTAACATATCGGTGCTAGGTGTACGAGCACCACTTTCCCATAGTGATACTGTAGACTTCGCCACATTTAATTTCTTGCCTAACTCCTCACCAGTCCATTGGTTATCTTTTCGCAATTCTTGTATGCGTTGCCCTAAAGTTTTCATATTGCATACCTCCTATAGCTATCATATTAAATTGTAAACAAAATGTAAACTTACAATATGCAAACTTTTATAAAAAATTTATTTGACGGTATGCATTTTGTGAACTATAATAAGCTCATAAGAAGTTTACAAGTAGTAAACATAAAGGAGGTGCGTACATGAAAGAACTTTCTAAACTTCGCCAAAAATATGGTTATACACAATTAGAAATGGCTAATATGTTAGGCTTACACAAGTCTACATATAACCAAAAGGAAAATGGCAAAAGACAGTTCAAGCCTGATGAAATGGCAAAATTATATGATTTCTTTCGCCACCTTGATAATCAGTTAAATATGCAGGATATTTTTTTATAATCAATGTTTACTTAACGTAAACAAAGGAGAATGAACATGACACACAATGAAGTTAGAGAAAATCTATTCAAAGAATTATGGCAGCTTGAATTTAACCTAGTGTACGACATGAATGGTAAAGAACAGGCTATGAAATGTGCAGACACTCTATGTAGCGACTTTGCAGACGCACCTAATAATGAACTTCAAAAGTTAATTGATGAGTATAACAAGGAGAATTAATCATGAAGAAAACTGCAAAAGAGTTTTGGGAGTTCGCAAGTATGGAGCATGTTGAATACATGTTCGAGCATTATGGGCTTATTCAAATCACAAAATGGGGTGAAACAGTAAAAGAATTCGAGCGTAGCATAATTCGACATGAACGTGCTGAAAAAGATATTTTAGAACGTTTTAAAAAATGTCCTGACCAAACAGATGATCTGCAATGGAGTTTAGACGTTGTCAGAGCATACCTAGATAGATGTTACGAGGTCAAAAAGGTGCTTGGCTTATGAGTTTGGTCTATACCGTGAAAGAGGTTGCGGAACTCTTTCAAATATCTACATCCGCAGTATATCAGCTCCGAGACGAGGGTAAACTAATTCAATTATCAGACGTGCCTGGCGTCAGATTTAGTAAGGAGGGAGTGCATGCACTAGCTAAGTACAACAAAGAATTTACGGCAACAAGATATGCCGAGTTAGTGGCTGAGAATGAACAGCTAAAAAGGGAATTGAAAGAATTAAAAGAAAGCATACGAACTACTACAGCAGGTATGCTGCAACTTATGGAGGTGTAAAAAATGAACATGACTTATCGAGAAAAACGAGAATTGAGACGAGCAAATGCATTACCTCAATTCGCAGATATTGTTGAGGGCTTTATATTCGGTTCCGTATTTCTATTTGTAGTAATGAGCATGCTCACATGGTGGGTTACAGGCGAGGTGTTGGTGAAATGGTAAAACGTTGCTATCAATGCGGCTACAAGCTGACACCAGCTACAACGTATAGCCTATACAATACTGGAATTGGCAAGGTCGTTACTGTATGTAAAGACTGCCATACATCTTATTTAAGAATTCGAGCTAAACAAAGAAAAAAGGCCGCCACTCAAATTTGAGTAACAGCCCTTAATTAAATTAACCAACTTTAATATACATTGTATTTCTTATTTCGTAAAGGGGTGTTAAATGGCAACCAAGCAGGCACTTATAAATAATTCTTATTCCGATGAGTGGTACACGCCATCCGATGTAGTACGAACAATGCTCAAAGTATTCCCTCCTAAAATTGGAGACAGAATATTATTGCCATTTGATACCGCTGAAAGTGAGTTTACAAAGATCATTACTGCAGAATATGACAAACATGCTATATGGGGTATACGAGATTTCTTAACTAAGCATTATGAGTTCGATTATCTCATTACCAACCCACCTTACAGCATAAAGGATAAAATCATTGAACGTTGCATTGATCTTGGCAAGCCCAGTGTACTGTTATTGCCTATAGATACACTGGGGGGGTACAAAGGCATAAATTATTCCACCGTACACGGATAGGCGTATATATACCTACTAAGCGAATTAAGTTTACAAATGTTGCAGGCGATAACTCTAAAACTCCTGCTTATCACAATATAGTTTTATTTTTAAATGCTGAACAAAATAGTATCAGCTTTGAGTACGAATATAAGGAGACATAACATGAACACATTCAACATTGAATTTAAGAACGCAAAAGACTTGGCGAAGAAAATCGCAGAATATAACGAACTTTTGAATGGGCCAAAAGTACAACCTATGGAACCTGAGCCAATAAAATGCGTATTTGTAAAAAATGAGCCTAAAGAAGAAACTACACCAAAAGTAGTTGAGGAAACTAAGCCGGAACCTGTTGAGGTGGTAGAACCAGTCGAGGAAGTTGCAGAAGTTCCTGTAACAAACTTCGATGGCGAACCTGTAGAGGTTAAGGCGGAAGAAGTTGAGGAACCTGCAGAAAATGAATTAGACGTAGACACTGCGGAAATAGACCCACAAGTATACTGGAATGATTTCAAAGACTGGCTTAAACATGTAGGTGCTGAGGGCGTGAAAGCTGCACTTGATGTATTCCGTAATCATGGTGTTAATGGTAAGCCTAATTCCGGTGATTTAACGCCAGAAATTATGCAAGAACTTAATGCGTTAATGGGTAAATAGGAGAATGACAACATGGCGAATGTAAATAGCTTTAAACAAGTAATTGATAACGTAACACCTCAAATTGAGGTGTTACAAAAAGCGATTGAGTTGGATCCAGCTAATACAATCGAGTATCAAAGGGCAATCGACTTTTGTGAAACAAATATATCCGTCTCCAAAAGCATTGTAAAGGCCATTAAGTTGGTTGAAAAAGAGGCCAAGAAAGCAGATAAAGCTGACGAGCCAAAAGAAGAAACACCAAAACCAACTAAAAAGAAAACTAAGAAAGAGGCACCGCCAAAGGTAGTGGAGGAACCTCAACCAGATGCGGAGGAAAGCTCCGAGGATATGTTCGATGTGTTAGATATGTTTGATTAAAAGGGGCGAATGCTATGGAGGTATTAGCAAGGACATATATACCTAGAATGTTCGATAGTGTGATTTTAGAAAGCCGCTACGATGCAGCTTACACCACTATATATCATACTAACTGTAATTTCACATTCGGTGGTAAATGGAAACGCAATTATAACTATAGCAACGGTTACACAACTGCTGCAAAGTATTTCACTTGTCCTAATTGTGGTTATCATAGTGAACCATATCGAGACAGAATATTGCATATAGGCGATGAAGATCACCTCATTCCATTAAACGCTTACATAGAAGTCGTTGAGCTCAAAGACTGTATCGACTTACGTATTAGCTATAGGGCTTTGACAATGAGATTAGACGGAACCTCTATTGATGAGGGAACTCGCAAAGAGGTTATACGTTTCGACTTTAAGAAAAAGAAAGCCATATATACTGACTACGACAAGCAGAAGTATGATCTTACTTCTCGATATATCCGTGAACACTATTTTATGGAGGTATTAAAGTATTTCGGCAAGTCTTATGCCATGCATAGTATTAATAAAAAGCCTCTGAATGATTTATTCAGAGTGTTACGAGTAGCGTTCCAAAAACGTTTATTGGCTACATATGGTTATAGTGCAGCCGATGTGTATATATCACCCTCCGCTAACGAGGAGGGCGGATATTTCTTTACGATGCTATTAAATATGGCACTAAAGATTTCTGCACCAGATATGCCTAGCATAGCTTATATACATCGTTGTGCATCGTATTGGGAGGATAGCCATTTATATAGCCGAGTTATCAATATCCCTATTGGTGATAATGTGTTCGAGCTAACTAAAAAAGGTATGAACTTCCAAGAGGCCATGCGAGTTGTAAGCAAATCTCCTGACAGTAGATCTTTACGCAGGGCGATGGCAAATAACCCTTTGGCAGTTTGTATGTCTGAGGTACTAAAGTTATTTAACGATGAAAATGTTAGACGAACTATTATGACATTAAATCGATACGGAGTGCCAGATTGTGATGTACAACGCTATAGCGGAAAGGTGCAACGTGCTAAGGACATAAGAAAGTCAATGAAGTTGCATATTAATGGTTCAAAAGAATTTTGGCAAATAATGATTGCTAGATATGGCGAGCCTGCTGCATTGCGTTGGATATTATCAGAGGACTTCAGAGACATTGAAGACTGCGTAAAAATGTATTCCGAATTGAAGTTAAAATATCGAGATAAGTTTTGGGGTAAGAGGTTTAAATTAAAAGACTTACATGCAGAACTTATTAATATCTATAACAAGCAGGAATACGGCGACGTAAACTTGCCTAAAGTTCCTGAGTTAAACGCCGATGTGAACGGCATGCACTTTATGGTACCAAAAACTGCTGCCGATTTAATGATGATAGGTAAAGAACTTCGTAATTGTGTTGGATCTTACAAAGACAGAGTTATGAAAGGCAATACGGCCATTGTTGTTGTTACCGACGATAACATGAAACCTATTGCATGCCTTGAATTGTCAAAGGGCGAGGATAAATTCACAAAACTGGTACAAGCAAAATTGTTTGGCAATCAATGCGTATCTAAGGACAAGACCATCAATAATACAGTGCTTAAATGGGCCAATCAATTAGAAATTGAACCACGCACGATTGATGTGCAGGCACAAGTTAGCTAAGGAGAACATACGATATGAAATTACTTAAATTAAACTTGCAAAACTTCAAAGGAATAAGAAACAGCGAGTTTGACTTTGGAGGAATAGACGCCACTATCTATGGCGACAATGCCACTGGCAAGACGACAGTATTCGACAGCTTATGTTGGCTATTGTTTGGCAAGGATAGTTTAGACCGTGCCGATTTTGAAATTAAAACCCTTGAAAATGGTGAGCCAATTCATAAGGTCAATCATGAAGTCGAGGCAGAGTTCCTAAACGATGATGGAAATAGCTTTACGTTAAGACGTGTTTATCGTGAAAAGTATAGTAGCCCACGTGGTGGCGACACAAAACTTACAGGGCATACCACTGATTACTTCATAAACGAAGTGCCAGTGAAAGAAAAGGAATACAAGCAATATATCAATGATGTAATTGCAGAGGACGTGTTCAAGCTGATTACTAACCCTCTATATTTTAATGAGCAGTATTCATGGCAAAACCGCCGTAAGTTATTGTTGGAAATTAGCGGAGATATTAAGGACGATGAAGTTATTAAAAGCCGTTCTGAGCTTACACGCTTGGCCGAATTATTGAATGGCAGAACTGTTGATGAGCAACGCAAGATTGTTGCTGCAAAGAAAACTGCCATTAACAAAGAACTTGATATGATCCCAGTTCGTATCGATGAGGCTTTAAGAAATAAAGCGGATATAGCTGCAAGTGAAAGCAAGCTAACAACTGACATTGAAACCTTAAATAAATCTATTAATGAATTAGAGAACCAAAAGGCAACTATTATTAATGGGTTTAGTTCCACAGAAAAGCGTTCTAAAATCGATGAAATTAGCCGTCAGTTGAAAGCAAGACAGTCCGAGGTGTTATCTATCTACAACTCAGAAAAGCAACGTAAACGAGGCGAATACGAGGCTTTATTGACACAATTAAAAATCATCGAAAGTGAACACGATAGATACACCGACAGGGCTTATGACTTGGCGAAAGATATTGAACGAGAAAGTAAGCGAATTGAAACCTTGCAGGCTGAGTTCGACACCTTTAATGCTCAAGAGTTAAACAAAGAGGCTTGCCCCACCTGTGGACAACCTTTGCCTGAAGATAAGCAAGCCGAGTTAGAGGCTGCGTTTAATTCTGAAAAGGCTGCAAAGTTGGAGGAATGGCAATCACTAATTGAAAGTGCAAAAAAATTAAAAGCCAACTATGAAGAACAGCGAGAAGTGTTACTAGTAAAAGCCGATGGACTGACTAAGGAAATTGAGGACAAAACAAAGGCTTATGAAACTAAATTCAAAGAATATGAAAGCTATTTAGAACCTAATGTCGAAGATGATCCAGACTATAAGGAACTAAAAGCCGAATTATTCTTACTTGAATTAGATGAGGGCGAAGAGGCTGACGACAAAGAAGTGGCAAGGCTTGATGAGGAAATAAGCTCAGTCAAAGAAAAACGTGCAGCGTTAGAAACTGAGCTCAATAAATACACATTAAATGCCGATATTCAAAAACGTGTGATTGAACTTGAAAGCCAACAACAAAAACTGGCTGCAGAAAAGAATTTACTAGATGAAACATCTTTCTTGATTGATGAGTTCGTCAAAGCAAAGGTGGATATGTTAGAAGAAAGCATCAACAGTCATTTTGAATATGCAAGGTTCAAAATGTTTAACGTATTGGTGAATGGCAACGTTGAGGAATGTTGCGAGACTACCTATAAGGGTGTTCCTTATAGGAGCATGAATAATGCAGCTCGTATGAATGTAGGGCTCGACATTATTAATGCGTTAACTAAATTCTATAACGTTACTGCTCCAGTATTTATTGATAATGCTGAGGCCGTAACAGACTTTATTAAATGTAACAGCCAAACAATCAAATTAGTTGTAGACGCTGATTTTAAAGAATTAACTATGATCTAATGGAGGTTAACATGTCAAAAGAAGTTACTATAAAACAACAATCATTACCAGGCTTTCAAAGTGCCGATGGCTTTGCGTTGCTGCAACGTCAAGCAAGTATGTTCAGTAAATCTACATTAGTTCCACAGCAATTCCAAGGCGAACAAAATCTTGGCAATGCAATTATTGCCTTAGAAATGGCACAACGTATGAATGCATCACCTTTAATGGTAATGCAGAACTTGTACATAGTGTATGGCAACCCAGGTTGGTCCAGTAAATTCTTAATAGCTACATTCAATCAATGTGGTCGCTTTGAGGCTATTAAATACAAAGAAACTGGCAAGAAAGGAACGGACAGCCAAGGTGTTATTGCTTACACAAGAGAAAAAGGCAGCGATGAGGTTATTTACGGCCCAGAAGTTACTATATCCATTGCCAAGCAAGAGGGGTGGTACGACAAAAAAGGTAGTAAATGGAAAACCATGCCAGACCAAATGTTACGTTATAGGGCTGCAGCATGGTTGATCCGTACAACTGCTCCGGAAATTAGTATGGGGCTACAAACTACAGATGAAATTATCGACGTTGAGGGCAAAGTCAGTGATGTAATGGACGACGTTACAACTACTATTGAACATAATGCCAATAGCGAAGTGATTGACATTGAACCTAATGAACCAACTTTTGTCGATGCTGAGACTGGCGAAATATTGAACGCCGATGCAATGTTCAAATGATTAACATCGAATGTTTTGGTAGCAGTTCCGCTGGCAACTGCTACCGTATTAAATCGAGCGTAAATAGCGACGAGTTATTGCTTGACGTAGGTTTACCTTTCAAAACAATTCAAAGGGCTTGCAGGTATAATTTTCTCCACCTACTGGGGGCCGTAGTTACTCACCAACATGGCGACCATTCAAGGGCCGTGGCTGATATGTTAAAACTTGGCCACAAAATATATATGTTACGAGAAACTGCCGATGCATTACATGTGGTAGACGAACATTCATGGGTTGAGATAACTCCTAGGAAGTCTTTCAAACGAGGTGTATTTACAATATTGCCTTTTGAGTTACAACATGATGTGCCTAATGTTGGCTATCTTATTTCAGATGGCGAAGAAAAATTGCTATATATCACAGATACTTACTACTGCAAATACACTTTTAAAGGTGTACATCACATATTGGTTGAGTGCAATCACTCTTACGAATTACTGAATAAGAAAGTCGAGCAAGATGAGTTGAGCAAGCAGCGAATGGAACGGCTTATCCAATCTCACTTTGCACTTGAAAATGTCATAAAGTTTTTACGTTCTATGGATCTTTCACAATGTAAGGCCATTCACCTTATCCATCTATCTAATGAGAATTCGAACGAGGTTGAATTCAAGAAAGCAGTACAAGCTGCAACGGGGAAGTTAGTTATTGTACATCAAGAAAAGGGGTGCTAATTATGCGAGTTAAATTTGATGTATTTATTAAAGCGTTGGAGGAAAGGCACCTAACGCTTATGGAGTTTAGCAACAAGGCTCAAACTATTCCACGTGCGTTGGTTTTATATCTAAGTGGTAAGCCAATCACTTTTGATAAAAAGCGTTTTATGTGGGCAGAAGTGTTAGGCGTTAAGCATGATGATTTATTTTATTAAGGGGTGAACTATGGCGAAAGATCAATCTTATTATTTCAGTCATGACGTAGATGCCTTTAACGACCCTAAGATTGTCGCCATGATTTCTGAGTACGGCGTAATTGCCTATGCTTGGTGGTGGATAATCATCGAGAAATTGGCATCATATGAAGATTACAAACTACCACTTAAAAAGTATACGTTCGTTGCCCTTGATAACGAATTAGGCATGAAAAACGAACAAAATTTAACATGTGTTGAACATGTGTTCAACAAAAACGAACACGTGTTGGAACAAAACACCTTTTGTTCATTTTGTTCATTTTTGTTCATTTCTGCACTTATAAATGACTTCGAATTATTGGCATGTGATGACGAATTTTTCTGGTCGCCGAGTTTAACACGTCGATTTGAATTGCGTAAAACCAAAAATGAAGAAATTAGCCAAAAACGTAGGTTGGCAGGTCTTAAAAGTGGTGAGGCAAGACGTAAAAATGAACAAAAACGAACAAGTGTTGAACAAAAACGAACAAGTGTTGAACAAAACGAACTAATAAAAGAAAAGAAAAGAAAAGAAAATATATATTCATATTCATATTATAGCGACGCTGAAAATAAAAAATCAGATGAACTATTACATATGTTTGATGATGAACCACCAAAAACTGATCCATATAAAAACGTATTCAAAATTTACATGAACGATGTTGGAGAAATTTCACCAATGACGAAAGAAAAATTGGAATACCTTGTCAATGACTTTGGAGAAAGTGAAGTCATAACAGCTATATCTAAATCAGTTGAGGTTGGCAAAGCTAGTATTGCATATATCACTGCCATACTAAATAACAAGATAAGGGAGGAGGCTGCAAAAGAAAGTGGAACCAATAGACGTGGCAAAGGAAATAGAACGGCTAAGGCAAAATCAGATGGCTCGGACGTCGACTGGAAAAACGAGACAGGCGAATGGCTATGAGTTCTACAAGCCTACTTATGCACCACCTATTGTGATTGAACGTCAAAAGGATCTAAGCCGATACGGAATTAAAGGCCGTTATAAGGACATGGACTTTGACAAACTCAAAGAATTGGGAGCACCTCCAGAGGATAAAGAGGCATACAACAATGCCTTTAAATATTCCCTACACTTGAGTGAACACATTCGAAATGGTAAGGGGCTCATACTTATGGGGCCGGTTGGAACTGGAAAAACTAGCCTTGCAATAAGTATCTTACGAACTGCAATCAATCAAGGGTATAACGGTTACCTAATCTCAATGATAAGCCTGCTCGACACCTTGCTTGTTTTGAGCAAAGGACCAGCCGAACATTACTTGAAATTTGAAAACCAAATTCGTAATTGTCCATTACTGGTACTCGATGATTTTGGGGCAGAATACGACAATAAATGGGTTGGCAATAAAGTCGACGCCATTATATCTGACAGGGTAGAACGTGGCAGAGCTACTATAATCACTACGAACTTAAACGTAAAGCAGATAAAAGACGGATATGACAGCCGTATTTATGACCGGTTAAAGTCTACATCGTTTCTGCTGCAGTTTAAAGGGAAGTCAAAACGAGACCCATTAGAAATTAGTGAAATTTAAAATTTTGAGCTATACGGCGACTTTTAATTCCTAACTATAAAATACTCATTGCGAATATTAGAAGTGCCGTATCGTTCCAAATTCATAACTTAAATTAGAAAATAATGTTCGAATATATGGAGACGAAAACATGAAAATTGAAGTTACAATAAATGATCCTAAAAATGTGAAATTAAAAATCGAGGGTGAGCCGTTTTGTAACACCCATGAATTAGATGCTTGCGTAGCGTTATGGGGTGCAGCTTTATCCTTATATCATGATTTAGATAGCGATACCGAAAAAGGTATTGCAAGAGTTATGGCATTAAAAGCTATTGCCGAAATGTTAGGAACTGACAAAGATAACGAAAGGGGGTGCAAGTGCTGCAATGAATAGCCTTGTAATATATGGCCGACCAACGACAAAGAAAAATAGTTCGAGGGTTGTAATGGCTGGTCGTTATCCTCGTGTCTTACCATCAAAAGCATTCACTGAGTATGAAAAGTTAGCGTTACAACAGTTGCAATTTTACCGAAAACGTTTCTATGTTGCAGGTCCAGTCCATGTCCGGTGCCGCTATTACATGCCGGATAAAAGATCTTGGCCAGACTTGGTCGGCCTATTACAAGCGACTAGCGACATCTTAACCGATGCGAAACTTATTGACGATGATAAATGGATAGTACACTACGATGGCTCATGCATTGCAGGAGTTGATAAAAGTTCGCCGAGGGTTGAAATAGATATAATTCCGATAACGGAGGGTACTCCGTTACATGATTTAAAACGTAAGGGGACATAATGGAGCTGATTATATTTATAGCCGGTGCATTGTTAGGTTGTGCAGTAGGCGTATCTATGATGTGCATATGTATTTGGTCGAGTGAACTATCAAAAGGGGAGCATAAAGAATGAATAACATACCTTATTTCTTATCACACCTACCAATTTGGAAAGCTAACCATAAAGACAAAGTCAAGGTTACAAAACGTGTTAGGGAACACCAGTTTGATACCGTTGATAAAAAGACAAATGACATAGTTGTCAAGAAATGCCCTATATGTGGCATTAAATATCGTGTATCGTATCGACTACGAAATGTTAAAAAGACATGCAGTCCGTCATGTAGTCAAAAACTACGCAATAGAACGTTAAAGCCTACCGACTAGGTAGAGGACGCTATTAAAATGCGACAAGACGGCATGATTTTATCTGATATTGCATTAAGAGTTAATCGCTCAACAAGTACTGTATGGAAACAATTGAAAATGAATGGGGTCGACAAATGAATAAGAACGAAAATGAATTCGAACAAGTAACAGGTTATCATGACGCAATTATGCCAACACGTAAAACAGAATTTTCTGCCGGCTATGACCTTGCGTGTTATCATTCTGGCAGTGTAAAGCCAGGCGAAGTGAAACTCCTTGAAACTGGGGTCAAATGTAAGGTGAACCCAGACGAGTATATTCAACTGCACTTGCGTTCTAGTGTAGGCATTAAAAATAGTGTTATGTTAGCCAATGGCACTGGCATCATTGATGCTGATTATTACAACAATGAGACTAACGAGGGCCATATCATGATACCTATTCGAAATATTGGCACTACACCTTTTGAATATAAGGCAGGCGATAACTTGGCTCAGCTTGTATTTATGCCTTATCGTGTTACAAGCCGTGATAATGCAACTGCAAAACGTACTGGTGGTTTTGGTAGCACTAATAAATAAAGGGGTGTTAGTATGGATAAAAAATCATTCGGCTATATTATAGGGAATATGGGCGAGAATGATGTGCTTGATATAGTTGATATGGAAAATGGCAACCATTATAAGGTTGATAGTGCTACATATCATCAAGACTTTAAACAAAATAAAAATGTGGTTACGTTTTATATAAAGGTCAATGAAGAATGGAAGAAACTCGGAACCTCACAATTGAGGAAATAATAAAAATTGCTAGTGAGGCAGCCATTGAAAAGTATAAACAAATGGAGGCTGACAAGTGCGAACAGGAACGAGAAAAGGCTAGAAAGAACACTAAAAGATTGCTGAAAGGGTATAAGGAACTCAAAGAACATTGCGAGCATGCAGTTGCTAGTGTAGAGAATAGCGTTCCTAGTGATCTACAAATAGTACTCAATGAAGTCTTTAATCGTCGAGGACTGTTAAGAGTTGAGGCTATAGCAGCAAGTAAGAGGCGAACCGAATTGATTATAGAACATATCGATGCTATGTTGGCAGTGTATAAAACTCAATGCGAGCATAGAGAAGTGCCATATTTCGAGATTTTAATTGATTTTTATGTCAATTCTCTACCTGTCGAAGATATAGCTATTTCAAAAAACGTTTCTGAAAGAACTGTTTACAACTACCTTGAAAGGGCTGAAAAGGACGTAAGTATACTACTTTGGGGCGTTCAAGCTGCATAATATATCCTTGCAAAAACATTTCATTTACTTTTCAGTTTACATATAGTAAACTATTAGTGTCGAAAAATGTTCATTCTCCTAGGCATTTCAAATCACTCTTTTCGACGACACGCATATACTGAACATTTAACTACCTACGAAAAAGGCTCAGACGTACGGATTTCTCTCCCTGTATGTCTGAGCTTTTTTTGTTATGTAATGAGGGGCGCAAAATGACAACAATAAAATGTAAGGCATTACAGTGCCTTAATAACAGGAAAGGCAAGTGCATGGCAAATTTTATCGTCGTAGATAAATATTGTCGTGCTTTTTTTACGTCCAGTAATGCAAGTCGTTATGATGGGTGCATAATGAAAAAGGAGCATAATCGGTATAAGAGTAGCAAAAGGAGTGTTCTCAAATGAATATAGTCGAACTGGCTTTAAGTGATATAAAGCCATATGAAAATAACCCTCGCTATAATGATGAGGCTGCAACGTATGTTGCTGAAAGTATCGACCGTTTTGGGTTTAAAATTCCAATTATAGTTGATAAAGATTACGTTATCATTGCAGGGCATACTCGTTATAAGGCTGCACATATTTTGGGGCTTGTTACAGTTCCATGTATCATTGCAGATGATCTTGACGAAAAACAAGTAAAAGCATATCGAATTGCAGACAATCGCATGGCTGAGTTGAGCGAATGGAACTTCGACAAATACAATGAAGAAGTTCAGAAAATGCTTAATAGTGGCATGCTTGATGATATAGAACTATTCGACCTTTTCTGTAAAGAGGAGGACATCAGTTCGGATATGTTCGACTTGGGTGCGTTAGGTGTGTATAGGATAACTATTGAAACCGATAACGATGATGATGTAGATAAAATAAAAGAAATTACATCTAAATATGAGGGTACGGAGGTCAAAGTAAATGGACATTAAAATATTGGACATTCATTCTATTAAGCCTTACGAGAATAACCCTCGCAATCATGATAAAAATATTGAGGAATTAGCGGAAAGTATTAAGACGTTCGGTTTTAAAAACCCTATTCTGATTAATTCCGATAATGTTATTATTGCAGGTCATGGACGTTATGCTGCAGCTAAAAAGCTAGGACTTAAAGAGGTACCTTGCATCTATGCTGATGATCTTAACGAGGAAGATTGCAATTTATTTAGAATTGTCGAAAACGAGTCTAGTGCAAAAGCTAACTGGGACATTGATAAATTAATTGAAGAGATTAATGATTGCGATGATGTATTCACCGGCTTTAAATACAAAGAGTTAGAGGCATTAGGCGAAAAACTTGTCGAGGAGGCAAAGGCCATTAACGAAAGTTTAGACGAGAAGTTAAAAGAAAAAGCCAAAGCCAAATATAAAATAACTGTTGTAGTTAATCAACATGAAATATCTAAGGAATTATACGACAAGATAAAAGAGGGAATTTCAGAAAGTGCTACAATCAAAACAAATTATTGAAAAAGATACGACTATCTATGTCATAACACATGGTAGGCCAAACCCTAAAGACAGACCAACAACATGGTGGTTAGAGGAGGCAGGCCTACCTTTTAAGTTTGTTATGAATGAAAAGCAAGTCGATAGCTATTTGAGTGCAGGCGTAAGTGAAAGCCAAATCGTCTCCGTGTCAGATGAATGGGAGGACGAATACTTTGAAAAGCATAAAACGTACCCTGTTCCATTTCATGGTGCTATCTGCAATCGTCAAATGTGTTTAGAGGACGCCAAAAAGAATGGCAAAAAATATGCTTATCAATTAGACGATAACATCACTATCTTTGGATCTGGCAAAGTACATACTACTGGCAAGACTAAATCATATTATGCGAAGAACATATTGCCTAAAGTGTTTGAACATTTATATCGTATGTGTGAATGTACTAACATAGGGTATATGGGTATCGTATTAGGTGCTACACCTACCGTAGAAAAGAAAATTCTACGAAATGGCTATGCTTATAGTTGCTTTATTGAAAATGTAGAGGCTGACATAAAATGGCGAGGTCCATTCGACGATGATGTACTTCATAATTTAGATTTCAATCATAGTGGTACATATACGAATGCAGTATTAAGTGCTTACCACTATACAAAGGAAAGCAAAAGCAATACTGGCATGCGTGCTGCATATGATAAATGGGGACATATTCGACCTATTGCAACAAGTCAGATATATCCTGACCATGTACAATGTGGCCTTGCGACAAAAGCTAATGGGCAGCATATGAGGTTCTATCATAAATTAAAGCCACCTCATAGAAACGTTAGAATTAAAGACGAGGCCGCTTTTAAAAAGTTGATACATGATATACGAGAAACACAGCTAGAATGGATAAAATACAATAAGGAGGTGCGAAACAGTGGCTAAAATGGGCAGGCCAAGGGCTGAAATAGACAAGAAAGAGTTCGAGGGCTTATGTGGTTTACAATGCACCTACGAAGAGGTGTGCGACTGGTTTGGGGTTACTCAAAAAACTTTGAATGCATGGTGCAGACGAACGTATGGGAAAACTTTCTCCCATGTTTTTCGTGAAAAGAGGGGCAAAGGCAAGATAAGTTTACGCCGTATGCAATGGCAACTTGCAGAAAAGTCTCCGGCTATGGCAATCTTTTTAGGAAAGAACTTCCTAGGCCAATCTGATAGGACGGAAATGGAAGTCAATACGACTGTTCAAAGCAACCCACTTGACGGTGTTACAACTGAGGAACTCAAAAAGCTAATAGACAAAGAGGGGTGAGGCTATGAAACTCACACCGGAACTCATGCAGCAATTCAAATATGAATTAGCAAGGCGTGAGTTTTTTTATTATTGCCATTTACAAGCACCGGACTTTTATAGGAAAGACAGAGACTACCTCGTTGAATTGTGCAATACGTTGCAAGAGTTCTACGAAGATCCAGATGCAAAAGTCTTAATCATAAACATGCCACCTCGACATGGTAAAAGCCGTACAGCTCAGATGGCAGCCAAATGGATATTAGGCAAAAACCCTATCGAAAAGATTATGACTGGCTCGTACAATGCGACTCTATCCACTACCTTTGCTAAGAATGTTCGTAATGATATTCAAGAAGTAAAGGCAGACGAGAGCAGAGTTGTATATACTGACATATTCCCTAATGTACGCATTAAACGTGGCGATGCCTCTATGGATATGTGGTCGTTAGAGGGTGGCTATAATAGTTACTTGGCTACATCTCCAAGCGGTACTGCTACAGGTTTTGGTGCCTCTATTCTGATTATTGATGATATTATCAAGAATGCAGAAGAGGCTTACAACGAAAATACTAAGGCGAAACACTGGGACTGGTTCACGAACACTATGCTTTCTCGTTTAGAGGAGGGCGGCAAGATTATTATTATCATGACTCGTTGGGCGTCTGATGATCTAGCCGGTAGGGCAATAGAACACTTTGGAGATAAAGCAAAGGTTATTACCATGAAAGCCTTGCAAGACGATGGCACTATGTTGTGTGATGATGTGTTGTCGTATGAAAGCTACAAAGAAAAGTGCAGGGCTATGGGTGAGG